TACTGTCCAACATAGTTGCCTGTATATGATTGATCTGCTACAGTCTGCCTTGTGTCAGTCATACTATCTGAACACAATCTCCACACTTGTCCACTACCTGATGGATCTGATGCAGCTAGTTTATACTCACCAATACCAGTAGCGCCAATTCTATTTCTTAATCTTGCACATATAGTTTTTATTTCAGCATCGGACATTTCTTTGATGCTAGATGTGTTATGGAGCTTTGCTGGTCTTACTGTAGTTGGTGCTGTGACGCCTTTTGTTTTTCTCCACAGCTTATATCTTACTGTAGATGTTCCACCTGAGGCCGATCTAATTGTATTGTCAATATAGTATCCAGTATCGTCATGAGTTTGAGTGTTTGGATTGTTTACAGACATCCAATATGATCCAAGACCATTTGCTACTAGATTAGCTTGAATTCTTGAAACTAATACTGTGTTGAGATTGTTTGAATGTTCTGCAGCATACCCAGAGTCATTAACAAATAATGGATGAGACATGCTCGACTCAGAAACAGATGTTGTGTTTTGATATGCTGTGTATGTTGTTGTAGCAAAATCAGTGCCAGCAACCGGATGTTGACCTACGTCATGATTGAATACGGTATCGTTAAATGTGCCGCGTGATGTTCCACCAGCACCAATATTTAAAGTACCAGTTCCTACATTATCAGTATTAAATTCTGTTAAGACTTGATGGACGGCATAATCCATTTCGGACGCCTGCATCTCTTGTAGACCAAGAAAAGTTCCGCCTCCGGTAGATTTAATTTTTAGTGGATTTGCCATTTACTATTAAGCCCTGTACTTAAATTTAGAGTCGCCCCATACGTTACCAGTATTTATAAAGGTTACCCTCGTCGCATCATAGTTGTCTATAGCAGCTCCTGGTAGTCCTCCATTTCCTGATTTGTCGTATACAGTCTTCAACGCACCGTCAGCTGCAACAGCTGAGCTTGTATTCGGATTATTGTATCCTCCTGCAGCGTCTCCTCTTTGACCTAATAGTCCTCCATCACCCCCGTGAATACCCATATCATTAGCAGCATTCGTTTTGTTGATCAACGAATTGTTTTCTAAGATATTTGTTACTGTACCAGATATGTTAGCATAACCTGCACCATATCCACCTGCACCACCAACTAATTGTAAAGTCGTGTTGTTTACTGGATAGCCACCAGTACCACCTGCACCACCGCCACCTGCGATGATTCCATAGTTTTCTATATACAGTTCAACAGCACCTGATGTCTTAATTGCATCACCGCCATTGCCTCCATCATATCCCGTTTGAGTTGAAGCATTAGATCCACCTGGAGCTCCAGCCATACCAATAATTCTAGAATTTGGATATACAAATATTCTAACCAAATGTTTTATACCTTGGCCGCCAATGTTGATAGCTCCAAAGCCTGATAAGTCAACAGCTGGTGTTGTAGTTGTTGAATATATATCAGCACCATTAACATATACGTTCACAAGCTGTGGTGTCGTATCTGGTGATTTACTCAATGCTATTAATCTGTTTTTAAGATGGAAGTTAGCTTCACTAGAACTTACTGTGATGTCTGTTCTCTCCCAACCAATATGTTGGATAGCCCAAGCACCATTTTTCTTAACAAAGATAGCTTTTGTTTCGTGCCATGAATTATTTTTTTTAACATTGACCGTGCTTACATCTTTCCAAGCATTGAGCTTCTTGACTTTTACTTTACCTGACTCATTAATGTGTCCTGTGTTAGCAGCAAGCACTGTAGTTGTTCCAGCACTCGTTGTATGGTATGACGGCGTGCCTACATAAGACTTAGTATATTGAGCATTGTCTGTTCCTAAGTAAGAACCTGCTGTTCCTAGCCAAACACTATTATATGTTTTAGTATAGTTTCCAATATATAATTTAGTATATGTTGCTCCGTATGAGCCTGTCCATAGTTTACCATATAGCTTAGTGTATGTTGCACCGAAGTAGCCAGTATAATCTTTACTCCACAAGTGAGTATATTGTCCTACATAAGACTTAGTATATTGACCAGCGTATGCTTTGGTGTATATTTTTGAATAGTATCCTGTGTATGCACCAGCATATGCTTTTGTATATTGTGACCCATAAACTTTATCATAGTATGCAGTGTAGTATCCTGTAAACACTCCTGTGAAACTTGCGCCTGTCGTTTTGTTCTGCGCACCGTATGTAGCATTACCTGTGTACTGACCTGTCCATTGACCTACGTAAACTTTTAGATATGCTTTGGTATATTGTGCTCCATACGAACCATCAAATGTTCTACTACCAGACCACAACTTAGCATACGTTGCATTAAACGAATGGTCTCTCTGTCCTACCCAAACACCTTCCCAAATTTTTGCATATATTTTAGTCCATTGCTTAGTATAATTTTTACTATAGTTTTTTGCAAAATCTGGACTTGTAAAGTACCTTGTACCTTCGTATGCTTTTTGGTATGCTTTGACCCAAGATTTTGAATATCTTTTTACATAGTTACCAGACCATGTGTGATCATAGTTTCCTGTGTAGTCTCTTTCATAGTTACCAGTATAGGATCCAGTATATTGAGCTGCTCCTGTCCATTGGCCAACAAACGTTGCTATGTAAGCTGCAATATATGGATAGTCGAGATAAGTAGATGTCCACGAAGCTGGGCCAGCAAACCCTGTTGGCTCGGAAGTAAAAGACACGGACTCACTATAGTCAATTTGTCTAGACCAGTATCTTATACCAGAATAGTATCCAGTACCAGAACCGACCCAAGTAGCACCTTCCCATCCAAGTGGTGGTGATTCTTGTGAACCTAAGTAAGTGGCTCCACCATAACCGGCTGGTCCGGTATAGTTAGTGCCATAATATCCTATGAAGTCTCTATTGTAGTTTACGGCCCCAGGTCCTAAATAGTTTTGTTCCGGACCAGCATTATACCATGCTGAGTTTGGTACGGTTGGCCCTGCAAATGCTCTACTGTATGTACCAGTAAATCCACCTGCGTTGTATTGTGCTTCACCTGTATAGGATCCAGTGTATTGAGAGGTTCCTGTATATTGTCCGGTGTAGTTTCCTTGGTATAGTTTAGTATAGTTTCCATCATACATCTTTGTATAATTTCCAGTATACTGCCTGTCGTAATTACCAGTGTATCCTTTATTATAATTTGTGGTAAAATACCCAGTCTCTTGTCTATAAGTATTGTCCGTACCTAAGTATTGTTTGGTGTATATTTTTGTCCACTGTTTTGAATACTGCGCTCCGTACTGTCCTGTAAACGCACCTTCATATTGACCTGTCCATACCTTAGCATACTGTGCACCATATTGGCCACTATATGTTCTATCGCCTGACCATAACTTAGCATATTGTTTTGTAAAATATCCAATGCCTTGCTTGAGGAAGTATCCCTCATAGGTACCTGTATATTGTCTATTGTAAGTTGAGCTGTTTTGATATACGCCTGTCCATGCACCTACCCAGATCTTGGAATAGACTTTAGTCCATCCACCTGCGTATTGAACGTAACGGATTTTATTCCATACATGGGTCCATATTTTTGTATAGTCTTTATTATAGTACCCAGTGTATTGTCTGTTGTATATGCCTTCGTAAGTGCCGGAATAATGTTTAGTATAAACACCTACCCATACCTTAGAATACGCTTTAGAATATTGAGCACCATAGGTACCTGTCCATACCTTATCGTAGTTTTTATTATAGTTGCCTAAGTATAGTTTTGAATAGCCACCTAAGAAGAATTCTTGAAGCGTACGGGTTCTTTCAGCTCCCTGAAAGGAAGCATCGAATGATCTTGCTGGTCCTGTGTATGCTTTAGAATAATGTATGGTTGCCACATTGGCTCCTATTTACGAAATAGTCTGATACCACACATCTCCATTTTCTCCATCTGAGGACTGAGGTGCTGTGGTCTCGACAAAAACTGTTTGGTCTACTAAGGTATTACCCGATGCGCAAAAGTCGATACCGGTCATCTTAACGGTAGTATCACTGAGAGCTGTCACTCTACCTTTAACATCTACTGAGATGTTTGGTACCTTTGTCGTGCCTCCTGAGACGGACGTGGCTGAGATTATATTTGCTAATGCTGAATCAGTTACCTTAGCGTCTGCATTAACAACTTCAACTGTGCCGTGTTTAATTTGATCTGCCATTACTCTTCATCTCCCTCTATATCTGCTTGCATGTAATAATCAACCTTTGCAGATAAATCTTTAACTGCTTCTATTAACAATGGAATAAGAGCATTATAGTTAACTGTTTTATGACCTCTTGCATTCATCCTAACAGCTTCTGGCATGATTTCTTCAATCTCCTGAGCAATAACTCCATAGTCTTTAGTACCTACTCTGTGATCTTCAATATTGTTGTTCCAAACATATGAATAACCACTTATCTGCTGTAACTTATTTATGGGGTTATCTATTACAAGTACTTTATCTTTAAGGTGTTTATCAGATGCATAACTAGCTACTAGATCGTCCCTAGCAAATACTGTTCCTGTCTCAATTGCTGTAGTGTTTGCAAGTGTTCCAGATGTACCAGTTACGAAACTGCCGACATGAAGTTCATTAGATAAATATTCATCTTTCCATCGTAATGATGCTGTACCAATGTCTTTACTGTTGGTGGCATTTGGAATAAGTCCACCTGTGAATCTACCTGCGGTCGAGTCAATAAGAACATTGTTAGCTCCATCGCCGAGTTTGAATGTTGGATCATCCATGCCCGCTCCAGTGAAGTGGACATTATTACTAACGGTGAGTTCTGTACCGCCTAATGAATCTACAAGGATAACAGTGTCGCTTGGGAATGATAATCCTTTTTGAACTTGTAAATAGTCGACAGAAATATTATTGCCAGATATGGTTGTTTTAGTCCAGGTCGGCTCGCCGGTGTTTGAGAATACGACGTTACCAGTATTGGCCATCAATATATCATCACCGACGGTTAAGTCAGTCCCAATGGTAGCAAAAGTACCTACATCTAATGATGTTCCAATAGTAGCAACAGTTCCTACATCGAGAGTCGTTGCAGTGTTTGCTGTCATTAATGCTGCAGACCATCTCTTAGTATTAATACCTAATGAGGCAGAGTTAACACTTGGTACCATTCTTGATACGTTACCATTGACTGTTACTGTATCTCCAACAGCATCACCTAATGTAGTTGTACCACCAACTACTAGATTACCGTCGACGTTTGCATTTGTATCTACATCGATACTACCAGTTACATTTACGGATCCAAAATTACCAGCAGCAGTTGTTTTAATATCTTTAGCTGCTAATATTCCACCAGTTGTTTTTATTGATGCGACGGTAGCATTTGCGTCCGTTGTATTGTTTACAATTAATTTATTAGCTAATGTAGATATGCCAGTAACACCTAATGTGCTCGATAATGTTGTTGCTCCTGTAACACCAAGCGTATCACCAAATGTTGCTGCACCTGTTACATTATGTGCGCCAGAGGTATGAGCAAAAAGACCTTCTAAGTCTAAACCACCATGCAGATCAGCATTACCAGATATGTCTGCTACTCCGTTGATGTCAAGTGATCCACCCTCTACTTCACCAGATGCTTTCATGAAGCCTGTTATAGTTGTGTCACCTGCAGCTAGAGTTGATGAGAAATTACCAGTCTTACCAGTAATGACCCATCTGTTAGTATTATTACCAAGCGGTACGTTGTTGCCTTGTAGTGGCATTAAACCAACTGTTGTATTACCAACTTGCGATTTTACAATTAATCTATCGTCAGTTGTTACACCATTACCAATCGTGACTTGTCTAACTGAGCTGCCAGATCCAGTGTAAATTATTTCGAGTGCAGTATTAACAGTTAGCGTACCATCTAATTGGGTATTGTTGTCTACTGTTAAATTGTTTGTAATTCCTGCGTTGTTATCTACGGTCAAGTCCTGTGCGACTAGATCGTCAAACTGTCCGTCCCATCTTAATCCAGTAGTACCTAATGAAAGAGAGCCGTTTGCTTTGGGTGTGATACCTGTTGCTGCATAACCTGTAAATGTTAGATCGTCTCCAGTTGCATTACCTAATGTCACTGTTCCGTTCAGTGTCGTTGCACCATCTACGTTCACAGCAGCATCAAAGTCAGCATCCTTGACTACTTTAAGTTCATCGAACAATGTTGTATTAGCATTTACTCTTAACAAGTCTGTAGACGCATCACCGATTGTAGTATTAGCTCCTTTCACAAAAAGTGCATCAGCAGCTGCTATATCTACTTGGTCTGAAGATATTGTTACGTTTGCACCAGATACATTTAAGTCTGGCACGTTAATGTCTACTAATGTTGCACTATCAATATCTACTGTAGTTGAATTGATGTCTAATAGTGGTCCGTTGATTGCCACTTTAGTTGATGAGTTGAAATCTGTTATAGCATTGTCAACATCCATATTAGCATTAATATCTAATGGCGTGTTGAATATATTTGTTCCAGCATTTGATTGGAATGTTGTTGCTGAAGTATTAATAGTAACAACATCTGCGCCAATATTAAGATCGGCTGCAGCATCTGTAATATTAACATTAGCTGTGAATACTGTGTTAGCATCTACGTTTAACTCAGCACCTGCTGAACCACCTATGTGTGTATTAGTTGCTTCAATATAAACATTCGCAGCATTGATTGCTACGTTACTATTGAAATCATTCAGTGTTGCATTTGACTGGAACAGGTCGGTATTAGCCGTTATCTTTACGTTATTAGAGCTTAACTCTACAGTATGCGCATCCATAGATACGTTAGCTTCAAATGCAGCATTTGAGAACACATTGAACTCACCGGCCGAACTGTTGCCGCCTATTGTTGTATTACCTGCATGAATTGTTGTTAGTGCATTATCAATGTCTACGTTAGAGTTGAAATCATTTAGATGTGCATTAGAACTGAATACTGATGCTGTGCTATTGATAGATACATTAGAACTAAATTCTACATTTGCACCTGTGAAGTAAGCATTAGATTGTGCAAATAAGATTGCTCCTGTCTGAGCACCATTAGCTTTGAATACTGTGTTTGAAACAATGATAAGATTGTCTTTAGCAGCTCTAGTACCATACACGGATCCGGTTGCTGTTGCACCGTACATCTCTTGCTCTACGATTAATGTATTTGCACTGAAGTATCCGTTAACTGAACCATTACCAGATGTTCTTGCACCTTGCGTATTAGCTGCAACAGTGACTACGACCTTCTCCATGTCGTATGTGATTCTATTAGTTAGATCAACCCACTCTCTGAATGTATCAGCTGACGGTACCACATTGGCCATTGTATAATTATTACTTGCCATCTGTTATTACCCTCGTAAGCTGTGTTAGTATTTGCTTAATTTCTTGCATGTCATTTTTTACCATTTGTACTTCTGCTGATAGTTCTTCTACAGCACTGCCTCTTTGCCTTGCTGCCTTGTAAGCCATGAATGCAGCCTTATCAGTATTTATAAGAGCCATCGTCGATGTATCTCTTGCAAATGCATTTTCGTCTGTCTGTACTAATTCTCGTTTTGCCATTTTACAATGAAAGAGCAATTGCTCTATAGTCCTGTACTGCTGGTGATTTAGTATTGTCATCAGATAGAATTACTATCTTAATAGACATTCTCTTATACCCTACAAACTTCTCTCCAGCATCATTAAAGTATGTTGCTTGATAAGGAACCGCAGCTTTAGGATCTCTAAATGCTGTGACCTTACCTTGATCTGAAAGTTTCTTATGTATTGCACCTACGTTGTTAAACTTCATTGGTTCTGCAAATGTCATAGCTGTTGCTGAACTAGGTTCTCCTTCAACAGTATTGATTTGATAATCTAATTTGTCATCTAGGTTAACAATTAGTACTTTGTCTCCATCATTATACTCTGTAGCAAAGTCTGTACCAGCTCCTGTTACACTAGCACTTCCGTCTGTACAAATCATTTGACCTGTTTGCGTTACCGCTTCTGGTGCATCTTTAAGCTCATAAGTATACTCTATTAAGTCGGATCTGTCAACGCTTGATGACCTATTATCTTTATTAGCAGTGCAATCTAATTCTGACCAATATGCGTTATCTGAAGTAGTTGTGTCAGATTCGTTTATAAGTTTAGCATAAACTTTGATTTCTGTTCCTACCGGACTATATGCATTTACGAATACTTTCAAGTCTTCTGCATCTAAGTCTTTAGCAAGTGTAACTGTTCTTGACACATACTTACTAAGTGCAGAACCTTGATATGTTTTCCACTCATTTGCGTCAGAATTGTTCAAGCTGTTTTCGTATATGTTTAACCCTTGATCTTGGAAATCAATTGTTGGTGAAACTGCTAACGATTGTGTAGATAACGTATGCTCTAATATTACTGATGGATTACCAGAATTATTTTGAATCTCATTTGATCTACTCATTACCTTAATAGGCTCATCATTCATATTAGTATCGTTAAGTTTTACTTCAGCCAGTGTTGAATAACTGTTGTCTGAAATTTTAGCAGCTTTCAACTTAGTTACTACAGTTGTTCCTTCTGGAACCGATCTACCAATTACAGCTTGGTATGAACTAATGTTCGTATCAACTACTTCACCAATCTGGAAGTTTGGAACCACTCCGGCGACTATTTCTAGTTCAGAGTTTGACGTTTCGTAATTTCCTGCTTGGTACAGTATGTCGTTATTAGCAAACACAAATCCAGATGCAGCTGTACTAAATTCAATCTGAGAGGTCTTAGTAATTGGATCCAAGTAACTGAATATACCTGAAGGTGTTAGCATACCTTTACCAACAGTAGCTGTATGGCCCGGTTGCTCTTTGATAGTCATTGATGTAGCACTTGAAACGGTGTCTACAGTAACAATATCAAATGTGTAAGAACCTGCACCAGATGCTTTCTTCTGCAACACTATTCTATTTCCAGCTGCATAATCTGTTGTAAAGTTAGTACCTGTTCCTGTAATTGTGGAAGAGTCCGTACTATAAGCTAGAGTACCAGCTTTATGAATAGTTGTTAAATCAGAAGGTCCTTTAAACACCTCTGCTCCAGCAACAAAGTTTCCTGTAATCTCTGTGCCACTTTTTAATGTTAAGAATTCATAAGGCCTATTCTTCAGTCTAACTTTTGATTTATTTGTTCCAAAGAAACAGCCGTGTACTTGGAATTTCATATCTTCGTCGAGATATTCAGTCCATGTTCTATTGTTTGTTGAAAGGAACATTGTACCAGTACCCCAGTCATTGTTGACTTGTTTGGCTTGGTTCAATAGATCCTGCTCACCAGCTTTAGATGTAAACACAGAATAGTTTGGTGAGTTACCATCTGGAAGAATAACAATTGCATACTCTTTACCAGCCTCGACACCAACAGGAGAATCAAAATCTATCCTTGTTGCTGTTGTACCGTTTGTTGAAACATTAACTTCAGATGATTCGTAATGTACTCTACTGAATGGTAATACTCTTGGTCCTGGAACACCATTAACAACTTCTCTTAATTCTACAACGACACCAGTGTTTGGATCTTTGTCAGAGAAATAGAGGTTCAAGTGTGATAGATAACCAAAGTTTGCACCTGTAGGTAATGCGCCTCTTGATACTAAGAAAGTTTGCGCTAATGGGTCAGCTCCTTTTCTTGGTACGTCGAAACAGCACAATGGATCCCTATAGTGATGGAAATGGTGACCCTCATTTATGTGATGGTAATGATTATATCTATAATGATATCTGTCCTCACATGGATCAAGGATTTCGCATCTACCAATTGATGGACCTGTGTTAGCAGGTGGTGGCGTTACAATAGTATTGGATATAGGTGGTATATCAATTATTGTATTTGATGTATCGTCAAAATCATCCTCTGGCGGTGTTGATGGTGGATTTCTGTCGCTATCATCATCGTCAGGTGGAGTAGTGTTTGCAGATGATTCTGCAGGTTCTGGCAAATCAACGCCTGTGATAATCGTATCAGTACCAGTTTTTACTTTAGTATTAATAATTTGACTTGAACTTGAATGCGCTGGTATGGCATGTCTAGTTGTCATTTTAATCTCAGCAGTATCTACTGAGAAGTTGAAACTTTGGAACTCAGCACTTGCGGATGATACTTTGTCACCAATGTCGCTGAGGTTTTCAATATCAGCTACAATTACTTTTGACTTACCTGTAAAGAACACACCAGCAGGCAAATTCAATATACCTGTTAGTCTTCCTCTACTGTCTGTTTTGATACCAGTTGAGCCACCAAAACCAGGTCCTCTTGGACCAATTGGGAAGCAGGTGTCCTTGATATATCTGGCACTTATTCCTCTACCCCACTTAATAAGTCCTCCGCCCAATCTTGGTTGTAATTTAGCACCTACAACGTGTCTGTCTACTTGAACACCATCAAAGAACACGTGGTGAGTAAGATCTGGTCTTAAACCTGTAGCAGTGAAGTGAATCCTAACAGCTGGTATATATGGTTGGAAAGAAATATCAGTTACAAAGTCTCCGACTTTCTGAGTAGTCTTGGCAGTTGTTGCTGACAATGACTTAGTTGTTTTATTAATCTTTCTCTTAGTAATTGCTTCATATGTCGTAGTTTCAATACCGTCTTGAGTAACGGATTCACCAATTTGGTTTCCTCTTGTGAAAGAAGTTTCTAGAATTTTCTGCTCTGTTCCTAAGTCAGGAGCCATTTTATTCAGCTCATCAATAAGAGCTAGTGTTGATCCAGCAACATCAATCTCAATGTCCATCGCTACTTCAGGCGACTTAACTTTGTCTGTTCTGCTAACATAGTTAGGGAAGAGATTTAGAGTACCATTATATTCCCAGAACATAGAAGTACATCTTCTTGTACCTGTAGCTGTCGGCTGATCAATGATATTTTTTGTTCTATATTTTACTGTAGCAATATCTGTTTGGAATATAGATTTAGAACTATCACCTAATATTGGCTCAAGCTCAATGTTATATCTTTCAAATCTTGATGTAAGTAATTGTCTTGCTTGGTCGAAGCCAGCTTTGTATTCTGCGTTTAGCGGATTACCAGCTGTCATAGTTGTAAAGTTATCAACTAAGAAACCATTTTTAAATCTATTTGTCGTTGCATCAGTTCTACCTGGAATAGTTTGATCCACAGTTAGTGTCTCTAATGCATTCAGTGATGAGTAATACTCTAGGTTGTTAATTCTCTTCTCTAGTCCAGAAATGTCTTCCATCGTAAAGCGTTTTTGTTGAGAAGCAACTACTCTAGAACCCATATCAGGTCTGCCATAGTATCTTGCAAGTCTGCCATCTAAAGAAGGATAAGGAGGAACATCAATTGTTGCTATCTGCATTGATGTTTCTGGTTTAGCAGGAAGCTCTGGATTAAGGCTTGGCGTACCATGTAATACTGCTATGCCTGCTTCTTCAATAACTACTCTATCTTTTCTTGGGAGGTAGTATTGAATCTCGTCTGTCCATGTTTCATTAGGAACAGGAGATACAAGACCAGTTGCGTCTAATGCTTCTGTCGCACTAGGATTCTCCGTAGCAGATGCAAACGAAGCTAATGCAACCCCTTTTGTTGCAGTACTAGTAACGTATGGTCTAAAGTCTACAGCGTCTCTTAGATTTATCTCTGCACCATCTGTTGGTGAAACATATACTGGAATCTCTGCTATGCTAATGTTAGCATCTGATGCTGTTACGCCTGCACCCTCTTTATCATTTAAGATACCATCGTATGATTTGATAGTGAAGAATCCATCACCACCAGCATTTGATTTGTTAAAGTGTTTTAGCTCTACAACTATTCTATCTGTAGATGCAATTGTTCTGGTTGTATTAGGAGCCAGTTTTAAATATGACATTCCATAAAGACCATCTCTCTGTCCATTATCTAACACAAAGTCACCCTTGGCGTCTGTACCAGATACAGCATATGTGCTGCTGCCGTTTACACGTACAGACTTCAATGATATGCCATCTGGAATACCAAGGCACCATGGCCCTGTTGTATCTGCTGAAGGATTGATTCGTACTGTTGATACCTGTACAGATTTAGTTAAACCTGCAGATGTTGGATCTACTTCGTCAATTAATATGTCTACTGGTAATGCACCTGAAAGCGCACCAGTTCCAAAATTAAATACTAGTTCAGATCCAGCACTTTTTATTTGTACGTTTGCTGTTGATCTATCACTAAGTGGAATAACGTGGTTGTTTACAAAAGCTCTTTTTAAGGTAACATTAGATGCTGTTAGAGCTTCGTTGATTTCTAAAGTAGTACTATTAACGACTCTTGTTATCTGTCTAATAGCAGTACCAATCATCACGTTATCGCCTTTACGTAAAGACGTTGTGTCTACACAATCAGTAACTGTCGTACCACTTGAATCTGCACCTGATGCAATTGTTGGCCCAGTTGCGTCTCCTCTTGCAGTAATGATTATTTGCTGTTCTTGAGTCTCATTTAAGTATTCGTCAGTAGCTGTACCGAAATTAAATTTGTTTCCAGATGCTGCTGAGATAGAGGTGTTACCATTAGTTGCATCAATACTCTTGTTTGAGAAAAGAGATTTCTTCTTCATTGTTGCAACACCACTTACATTTTTAAGTGCTCTTGCTCCCATTTTAAACACTGACTTATTGAAGTCTGCATCAAGAATCTTTGGTGCTCCATCAACAAAATCAGCAATACCTTTTAGAGTATTGACCGAACCAATTGCTCTAGCATTCTTAAATGCTTGGCCACTGTTCATCTTAATATCATATAGATATGCTTGGTATACGCTATCAGCATGTCCAGCATTATCTGACTCTAACTCTAATGCTCTAATCTTTGCATGACCAATGATTTTACTTGATCTGCCGTCAGAAGTTATGTGAGTTGAGTTGCTTGTAATGGTAGCAGCCATACCGCCACTAATACCATTTAGAGCTGTGTCTAGGATTACAACATTAGCTTGTGAGTCTGAACCAAAGTGTCCGACCAACTCATTTACTTTGACATAGTGTCCAAAGTTAGTTGTTATAGTATGTGCAACAGAATTAGATGTAGATGTTGCTTTCTTAATTGGGTGTCTGGATGTATTGATTGTTTCAAATCTTTTACCACGTACATATGCAGTACCTTTACCTACTAGCACATTAAGGTGAGTGGTGTTACCAGCATTTGTGTCTGTAGAAACTCTAATTGGCTCTAGTACATAGTCACCACTTTCCTCATAAGTTCTTTGTGCTAAATGCTCATCTGGTCTATTAAGAACTGGTGTTTGGTTTTTGTGTACAATTAATCCGTTTTGGAATTCTACAAACGACAAGAAGTTATTAGATGCAGCTACGTTAACTGTAGTGTTTACAGACAATACAGGAGTTAGTTTTAATCTATCTGCACCTGGTGCATTTTCGTTATTGAATCCTGATGCATTGTCTAGTAGAGATGTATCAACGCTTGAGTTGGCAATTGTTTCTTCTGTGACAATACCAACGCTAAGACCATCAGGTCTACTTGTGAATGGTGATACAATAACTGATTGAGCTGCAAATCTCTGGAAGTTGCCTTTCTGATATACAATACCGTCTTCAACTTTCATCTCATAAGAACTACCTGTTGGAGCTGTAAATGTATCCCCAGCTACTGTAACCTGTGCTTCACGTGTTAGTGTAATAGGCAATGTAAGAGTTTGATTGGTTTGGCCATTAGCATATGTTCCTATAATAACACCATTACCGGAATGACTTGTAGTAGTCCAAACAGTGGCGTCTCCTCTTTTAATTTCTGAGACATATGGATAATCAAGTAGTGAATATCCGCCACCTTTATTTCTTCCTGCTGTAGAATCATTATCTACTGACACTGTAGCAATTGCATTAGAAGATACTGTTGCGACCGTGCCTACAAAACCTGCGCCAGTTGCATTTGGTGATGTTAAATAAATTTTATCATTTACATCGAAACCTGCTCCACCTACTGTAGCTGCAATAGCATTGATAGATGTAGCTTTAGGAATAATACTTAGAACGTCTGAGTTAGCGTATGCTTTTTTAACTGTACCAGAATTGTTTCCTGTATTGATATAATGTAAGAAGAGTGATGCTAAGTCTGGATTTTGAGCTTCGAAACCTGCTCTTGTATCAACAATTTGTGATACGAGGTTAGAAGTATCATGTCTTATATAATCTTCTTTTGCATATGCAGCTAGGTTTACATTAAGATTGGTGTCTGGTGATCTATCCAATACCTTAACGTATTTGACTGTGTTGTCGAAACTAAATGCACAACCCTTAACAATTGTTCCTTCCTTGAAGTTATAGTCACCAAAACGCTCTACCTGTGTTTGCAGCATTGTTTGCAGCTGAGTAATTTCTCTAGCTTGTAGAGGAACTGCTGGCTTAAATAATACACGATGGTAATTCTTACTCTCGTCGTAATCGTCAAAGTATGGTGATATGTTTAAATCTGTTTCAATTGGCATTTTATTCCTCTAAAATTCTATAAGCAACTTAACTCGTTCTGTCTGAGTAGTCGATCTAGTGGTCTCTGTTTTGTTTTCCATGTACATTATCTCACCACTGCCATCGACTAAATCTGGCATTATCTTACCAGTAAAGTATCCAACCGATCCGCTAGTCTGGCCTGTGAAATTATAATACGTCTCAGATACCGTATCTGATGCCAACCAATTTCCTGTCATATTCGTTAATGAAATGGATATTGGATTGCCACCCGCATCGGTATTTATACTCTCAATGTAACCTGTAGCATCGGTTGATTCTTGTTTTATTTGTTCGTTCTGCACTAAAACGATGGAATCGTTATAGTTAGCGTATCCTGTAAGTATCATCCTCTGATCAAACACTGCTGGTGTTGAACCAGCTCTCGAAGCATTACTTCGTTGACCAGTGACGTTTGCCTGGCTTGTTCCGTCAGATATTCTTAGTGATGTATTGGATCCTGTGGTTACAAAATTACCATATACATTAGCTACTGCAAGTGATGTTGCTGTTCTTGATTTTACAACACCAGTCGCACCATTGGCTACTGTGTCATCATGAGAGCTTTGTGTAATAACAGCATCGACAGGGAATGAGGTTCCGCCCTCATCCAAGGTAAGTTGCACATTTGCAAATAATGGATCCTTCAATAATGATACTTGTCTATAACCATTACCTACTGATATGTGTCCACTTTCATTGTTAGCAAAGTCTACAGATATTCCTATAGTGTCTCCATAGAGCTCTGATATAGGATCTGAACCATGGCCACCAGGAGGGCCAATAACTAACGATACATTAGCGTTATTTGCTTGAGCAGTATTACCGCCCTCAACTATACCTGTGTTACCGTATACCTTAACCGTACCATAACTGTAGCCTGATCCTCTTTCAATAACATCAATAGTATCAACAGTAAAGTTTGCAGTGTTAACAATTGCTCTTGCTACAAGACCTGTTCCATCTGTATCTGTTACTGCAACTCTTGGTGAGATTTCATATCTTGTTGATGAGTCTATGCTGTTGATAGTATCAGCTAATAGTACTCTTCTTGTAGAACCAGTAACAATATATTCTGATATGATTGACGAGTTACCTTTTGCAGGTCCGTCCGTTATGTAAAAAATTGATCCTTTATAGAAGTCTGTGTTTGCAGATAGTCCTGATGTTTCAGACTTAATAGTTGATATGTTTGCATATGCTCCTGAGCTTTCACCTTGAATTACTACATTGCCTGTCTGCCCAAAAAAGTCGCCTGCAATATCAACAACTCTTAATAGTGTACTATTAGCTTCAATAATCGTACCATTTGCTACGTTATTAGAAGTGTTCCACGATATTGAGTTTATATGTCCGTTGGCATGCTTACCAAAAAAGTTAACTCTCTCAATAGTAAACGTACCATTAGCAGCAGCTGTAGGAGCTATATTAGCATGAGCTGTTGATTCTATTTCATGGATTAATGTATTAGATGCTACGTTAGCAATTCTAATAACACCATTTGCAACTGAGAAGTATCTTGATCCACCAGAGTTTACCTTGAGTACATCAATAGCACCTGCTACAGCATTACCGGTAACCTGCCCGTTTGCTATTACTGGAATCTTCGTAGCTGTGTTAAATTTAGCATATTCTGATGCAGAGATGCCATACATAAACTTCCACTGGTATCCGTCACTAGTAGTTTTGTAGATGTCTATATTAGGAGCAGTTTCATCAATAGAAGGTTTCTGTGTTGATGGAACGCCTTTATTATTATCGAGACATTTGAATACGCTGTAGCCAGATGACTCTGATACTATTACAAAGAAGTTAGATTCTGGTAAACTATCATCTAAGTGAGAGTAAGGAGTGTATATAGTTCCACTCGTCCAAGCATATTTTTTAACCATATGCTTGACGTCTGCTACGTTTACTTTCTTGCCAAAGCTCAAGTTATCGTATACGTCATAATATGTTTCTTGTAATGAATCGAGCGGTACTTCTGGATCACCAGCAGTTGGCCAAGGCAAATGACGTCCAGCAGCAATATAATATATTGAATTAGCTTGCTCGTCTAACGATTCAATAAACTGCCTTGCGTTATGAATATGAAATTGTTTAGTAATTTTAGTCGCCATTAGCTTTCCGTATAGTTTCCACTGCCATCAGTTGTTCCTAGTGTAATCGATGATTCAGATAATGATAGTTGAGTATTACCAATAGCTTCACTCGTTACCTTACCGAACATTCTTGTCCCACCTACGTGAGCAATCTTTAGCAGTATATCTTTGTATTTATCCAACGAAAGACCAGACTCAATAACATAAGAGTGTGTTTGGTAAAAATCGTTGTCGTGTATGTATTTAGTGTTTAAGAAACCATCCTCGTCTCTCCATCTTCCTTCACCCGTACCGGTGAAGTGAACATTGGCTGTTCCGGACACTACAATATTAGAATTGCCTGATGGTACTAATGTTAGTTCGGCTCCATGGTTATAACCAAATCCAGAGTCTAGGACTTCTAATCTTGACACAATACCATTTGCAGCTAATGTGTTAGCAGTTATAACAGCGTTATTGCCAATAGCCTCTGTAGCGTCGTCTTGATATACTTCTGGCGTTCCGTCTGGTTCTGTTACGATGTCTGCAGTTGCACCTGAAGTGGATCCAACTAATTGATTGCCACCTATAGAGTTAAATCCAATACTAAATGATAATCTTCTTAATCTTATTTCATCTTGTGTCTGCGCATACACTTGACCTTTAGCTGTTGCTGTCTGTGTAATTGTAGATATGCCTGTTATCACAGCAGTCTGAGCTGATAGTGTACTTGTTATAGCGTTTGCTGAAGCTGTGAATGGAATTGCATTACTGCCATCAACTGTAAATGATCCATTATTAAATTCTACTTTGATTCTAGGGTTCTCAACATCCAACTGAGTAGCACCGTGCGAATATATGTCACCAACAGCAAATGTCGATGATGTAGAGTTGGTTGCTAATAATTGTTTTACAGACTCGCCCGTTGTGAATGCTATGGTGTTAGCACCATTTGTTGTTAATCTTTGTCCCTGTAGAGTTACCGTTTGATTTACATTCTCTCCAAGTGTAAATTCACCTTGTTTGTTTTGTATGTTTACAATGACGTCTCTTCTATTGTATCCTGCAATGCCTGGTGTATGGACTGCTGTAAACGGATCGAAGTTATAATTATTACCAGGGTTAATTTTAGCAAGCGAAGCAATTGTACCAATAGTTCCATTGATTCTTGTTAGTACGTTGTCTAGTATTGTGGTGAAGTCGCCGTTCTGGTCTTTAGGAAAGCCATACCCATAATCAAAGACGCCAGTGACCGATAAACCAGATCCGCCTGATAGTTGTGAAAGGTTGGCTGCAGAGTTTGAATAGAACCCTACTCCTGGCGTTGTAACTGTTGCTGATAATACATTTCCACCAGGATTGACATTGATTGTAGCTTTAGCACTAACCGTAGGTCTACCTTCACCAGCACCACCTAAGTCAAATATAATTTCCTGGCCTTGTGTGTATCCTTGTCCTGCAGCATCTATCTGAACAGAGTCTAAGAAACCAACACCACTGTTGCCTCCATCGATGACACAATCAAGATATGAAACATTGGCTACATTATTGCCACCAACAAAGTCTGTGTATATTGTTACGTCTTCAGTATTTTCTAAAGTACCTATTTCATAGCCAGCTCCAGAACCAGTACCAACTTGTGAAACATTAGCATATGTATTAGAATCTCTACCTCTTAAATATGCTTCAGGCTTTGCAAGCACTGTTCCACTTAGGCCATTTGCATACTTAACATTCCTAAGACCAACTGCATCTGTGTTTGAACCAATAACTTGTCCTTCAATACTTGTATTTGCAAATGCATCTACGACTGCTTGAGTGTTACCCCACAATGCTGAAGTAGCGGTATCATAATAGTAAATATCTGCTACACCAGAGTTAACTGGGTCAGCAGTTAGTAAAGCCAAAGCTTTTGAACGATTGCCGTGAATCTTTTTACCATTATTAAAGATGCCGGTTATGTCTGCAACTGTTATATCTGTGTTTGTTGTCTTTGCTGTTATAACAGCATTAGCTCCTACATTAGCAACAGAAATAGTTACTACGTTAGCTGTAATGCCTGTATCTGCAACTTTTTGAACAAAATCATTAGCAGACCAAGTTCCGAATGAACCATTAACTTGCAATACTGTTCCACTGTCCGATACGACGATTCCGTTTGCACCGGACTCACTACCAGCAACAATATCACCAACTGAGAATGTACCTGCTTTATCAATATATGTTAGATCAACAATATTCTCTTCATGTATTGGTTCATTTAATATGAATGGATGAGTGTTGCCTAGTCCCTGATAAGCTATTGTTAGTTTTCTTTGATCACCAAATGTACCACTAACTGTTGCAATATCAATAGTGCCGTTTGCATTATTAAGGCTGGTGCCAATAACATATCCGTTTGCTATAGCACTATTGCCTTGAGCAGAAGAAGTTCTGCCTTGTACCAACGGCGTTATAGTTGTATTACCAAATGTGTTTAGTTTTGCAGTTAATGTTTCACCTGATAGAAACTGTACCTGTTCTGTTGTTTGGTCTACGTATTCCCATCTATTAAATTCTGCGTTCTCAATCCTATTTTCATGCCAATCAAATGCATTTGGATCTGTTTGGTTATTGTATGTCTGTGCAGCATTAACTTTATTTGTTGTGACAACATATGCTTGGTTAACATCAATAGACGTAACATTTGCATCTTTACTGAAACCAAAACCACCATTAGCAAGTTTAAATTCTACTAAGCCAGTAGCGTTATCGACCTGTGATGCTCTAACTAACCCAGCTGTACCAGATGTAGCCTCGACGTCAAATGTGTCTCCGACGTTGAAATCTTTACCGCCAAGCGTTACTATAACCT